AGAAGAAAAAGCTGATGGCATGAGCAAGGATCTGAAATGGCTGGCAGAAAACGTAACGCAGTGGCAAGGGGATGATAAACACAAGTTCCTTTCCATCTCCGAAGTTGCTGGCGCGGTCTACTACGGCCCGCCGAAAGAAAAGAGCGAATTTACGTACGAAGAGTGGCTAGCGGCCCGCTATGAGTTGGAAGTCGGCATGACCCCATGGCATGAGCTACCGGCACACATAAAGATCACCTATCAATCGCAGGCTCAGTATGAGCGCTGCCTGGCAGTGGAGAAGGGGCGATGATTGACGACGGGGAGCGCGACATAGTTGTTACTAGCGGGTGCTTATTTAGATCCGAAAAAGCGAACGTGGTGGCTATCTGGTTAGCATTTGCCGAGCGCCCGGAGCCGATTGTTGACTTGAACGAAGGCCCCGGAAAAAGCCGAGGAAAGGGCAAGAGCCGAAAGCAGTGGGATAGGCGTTGATCCAGCTCACCGCAATCATAGCCGGTCAGCCCTGCACAATGCTGACCGGCGAGCCCATCAAAGAGGCTGCAAAGAGCTGCAAAGACAGGTTCGGCAAGAGGTTTGAGGGCTTCGACATGCCGGATTGGCAGCGGGCAGCGCATGAAAAGTGGGCAGCGTTTATGGCGAAGGAGATTGACCGGCAGGAGTTGAATGATTGGCTGAAAGGGCAGGACGAAGAAGCGGCGATACGTGGGATTTTTAACCGGCTGAGGGGCTGATTATGGCGATGACTGAGCGCACAAATGAGACTAGAGCAGCACGTAAGCAGGCCGAGATAGTTGTGGATCTGTTCATTGACGTGTTGACCAACGGCAACGCGGAGATTGCCCTCGAAAGCCGCAGCGTGATTGGTGCGCTTGTGGACTTCCGTGGCGAGATACCGCGCTCGTCAGGATTTTCAGGCTTCTGCAAGCTGGCCGCCAAGATTGACCGGATGAAAAGAATTAGCCCCGTTAAGATGATGGCCTGCTATGTCGTCAACCGGCTGTCAGATAGGCAAGTGGGGGCCGTGGTGTGCGATAGAGCGTATCGAGGGCGGACAAAGGTAGCCATTGACCCCTTTCACCCTGACAAACCGCTAGAGGTCGCGCTGTGGGATGACGTGCGATGCGCTCAAAGTCTGCGGTGTACTGTGGCCACGTTCCGGCAGCGGATTTATGACGGTTATGGAAAGCTGGAATTTGTGCTGGGCGAGAATCAGCCGATGAAAAAAGCGGCATAACTTCTGTTATTTTGTACAGCCTGTACGTATTGACAGTTTTCTGATTACAGCGCACACTATCTGCACTTGCTCGAAAGAGCCACCAAAGCCCGCAGGCCACCACCTCGCGGGTTTTTTTATGCGTGTAAACCAACCAGCACCTGGAGTTAGAACCCATGAGCGAGAAAAATGAAGTGACAGCGCAGTCAGCGATAACAGCCCTTGTTGGTCTTGCAGAAAAAGCGAAGACACCTGACGAGGCGCTGAAGTTTTCTCAAGCGGCCTGCAATAGTGCAAATGCGTTCAGAGTCTTGCTTGATATACAGGTCAATTCCAAAGATCAAGGCATGAATGGCTAGGTTTTTGTGTCCGGCCATACGACGTTGAGCGGCCCGTAATTCCATAGCTCACGGTGAGACTGGCGAACTCTTTGTAAAGCAATAGCCCTTAATCATGTTCCCGCTCTGCGAAAGCATCGGGCTTTAAGTCTGCATCAGCAGCATTTGCCAGCGGACGCGCTGGAAGTCCTGTTAGCCCTCTGCCTCGGTACGGTTAGCTGGGCGACCCCAATTCTAGCGGTCAGCTACGCCGCACCCTTTGGCCCCTTGTGAGGGCTTTTTATTCCTGGAGGCTCCATGGATCGCCAGCTACTCAGATCACAGCTTGAGCGACACGAAGGCCTGCGTCTCAAGCCCTACATCGACACAGTTGGTAAAACCACAATCGCGTATGGCCGCAATCTGGATGACGTTGGCATAAGTCGTGACGAAGCCGACTTCATGCTTGCCAACGACATTGAAAAAGTTGATCGCCAGCTTTCGGTAGTAGATGAATACGCGATGCTCGACAAGACACGCCAGACTGTTATCGCAAATATGTGCTTCAACCTTGGGTTTCGTGGCCTGATGAATTTTTCGCGCATGTGGACAGCCATCGGCAAAGGCGATTATGAAGAGGCTGCCAGGCAAATGTTGAGTTCAAAGTGGGCCAATCAAGTCGGTGCGCGCGCCGTTGAGCTGTCGGAGATTATGCAGACTGGCGAGACTGCCGATGGATGATACTGGTCGCCGTGGCTGGCACATCGACAAAGGGATACCTATTGCCGTAATCCTGGCGCTCCTTGGCATAGCTTATGCCGGCGTGCAGCGGCTATCGGCACAGGATGAGCGCATTAGTAAGGTCGAGCTAAGCGTTCAATATATTCAGCAGAGCAGAGTTATCGACCAAGGGCGCACTGAAAAGAAGTTCGATGAGCTAAAAACTGACCTGCGAACGATTAACAGCAAGCTCGACCGGATTATTGAAAGTGACCGATAGCCACCCAAATCCAAACCAGTGGTGGTTTCATCGCCGAATGATGGCCTACGCCAGCTTGCTCGGGCTTTACGTGATCCTCGCTCAAATATTAATACAGTCGATCAGCCCTGAAATTGTTCCGCTGGCTCAAACGCTAGCCTGGGTATTCTCCGCAAACCTTCTCTACTACTACGGCGGCAATGCTGTTGAAGCCGTGAAGGGTAAGCCATGAGCCGCTTAATGATGGGCGCCGTTGCCGTGCTGACGTTACTGCTTGGCGTTGCCGGGTTCACCCTCAAAGGCTTGTATGAAGATGTTGGGCAGCTTGAGCAGGCCAACTCACAGCTTGAGCAGTCCCTGAGCGAGCAGGTAGACGAGAACGCAGAATTAGTCTCCGAAATGAGCCGCCGCGATCAAGCCGTTTTGGCCGCAAAGAGAGCCCGCGAACGCGCCGAATCAGAAGCCTCTGCTATCAAGCAGGAACGCGACAATGCCCTCAAAGACAATCCTTGGATTCATAACGATGTGCCTGCTGCTGTTCTTGACAGCCTGCAGTCCGGCGCTCGTTCAGACGAAGACTGAATACCGTTACCCACCTGCATATCTTATGGAGCCGTGCCCGATTCCCTGGCCTGGCGAGTCCATGAAAAACATCGAACTAGCCGACTACGCAAGCGAGCTGCAAACCATGCTGCGGATCTGCAATAGCGACAAGACCGAGCTGCGTAACTGGCAATCTGACTCAGAGGTATCCAAGTAATGGCCACAAGCGATTCTCCGAAAGCGATCGCGCTTACCAGAACACTACAGGTGGCGAAGGCTGCTATATCAACCCCGTTCACAGGCGACATTGTGGTAGACGGTTTCGAGTCTGGCGATTTCTCTTCGCCCGGTTATCCAGAGTTTGGATGGAGTAATGGGTCAACAGCTCGCAACATTGTCTCGATGACCGCAGGTGGCGATCCGGTTAGCGTATTCACCAGCGTTCCTGATGGAACTGTTTATGCGGGTGATCCGAGAGACTGGACCGCCAACTCTGGCGATAACAGTCTCCGGGTTCGCTACGTTGCAGGCCAGAATTGGCAAGAACAAGACTTTAGCTGGCCGGGAGCACCACTCACGGAAATGTGGCTGGCTTTTGATCTTAGAGTGCCAGTTAATTTTGATCACCAGCCATCCTCGAACCCCGACGCGCGACTTATGAACAACAACAAGTTGTTGCGCGTGTATACCGGGAGTGGCGGGACGACGGTTGGCCTTTCTTTTCGCCGTACTACAAGGGAACTAGCGGATGGGCCAGGAAACAGTTACTACTTCGGTAAGGTTTTCAGTGATCCGGCCAATGGTGGAGACTTTGGGAACACGCCCTTCATCACTATCCCATCTGACCGTGGTAGGTGGATGCGGATAATACTGAGAGCGAAACTATCATCTACCGATACGGCTAAAGATGGGATTTTTCAGGTGTGGCGGAAGTGGGAAAACGAGGCTAATTTCACGCTTGAAATGGACCGCCTGGATTACATGCCGCCATCGCAAGTTGTTGGGGAGGAAGGGTTCAATACCGGATACATAATGGGGTATGCAAATGCTACCTACGCCGTGGACACGGAATTTCTCATAGACAATTTCGTCATTAGCGCCGACCCCCTAATTTAAGGACATAGTGTATGAGTGTCAAGGTATTACAAAACGCACTTGCGCCGCTCGTGGTATCGAATTTTTTCGGCACCGCAGTAGAACAGCCGATAACGATTGCGATGTATGCCAAGCAATCAGAGGTGCCCACCTCCGGTCTCGCCGCTGCGAGTGTCGTAATGATTGGTGGGCCGGCTGACAATTACTATTCCCTGGAAATTGGGTATGGCTCAGGGATACAATTCGTACAGGCGGCAGAGAAAGGGACGGGCTCTGGTGGAAACAACTCCATGAACGTTGACAGGGTTGCAGAGTGGGTTCCGGCAATATCAACGTCCCTTGGCACATCAGATACCAAACTATATTCAACGGATGCGCTTGGAGCAGAGCTATCTTCTGCATCGGGTAACACCAGAAGCAAAGCTGCGCCAACAGATTTAAGGCTTTTCCCGGCTGCTTGGGGATACTCAGATCTATACGTATCGCACGTCTTTATATATAGAGGGAGTTTAACGCCGGCAGAGCGACAAGAGTTTTACGACTCTGGCTCAGTATCCGGACTGACCCCTGATGCCGCATTCGATATGTCCATTGACTGGGCGACAACTGGAGGTCAGATACTTGATCTTTCGGGTAATGACCGGCACATCACTCCAGTTGCAGGATGGACATACAGCGCCGACAACCCAACATTGACTGCCGCTGTAGACTACACCCAACGCAAAGGCTCCACGTTCGACGGTGTAACCCACACCCTCGGCACCATCACCACGGCCACCCTCAACGGTGTAACCGTTTTCGACCACGTAAGTAGCCAAGCAGCAGGCACTATTAGCTTTACCGGCGCTATCACGGATGAGATCACTACATCGGGCGTAGTCGATCTGGTTTTGGGTGATGGCACAAGCACTGAGACTTATACGATGCAGGTGAATGTCTACGGAGTAGTACCCAGCAATAACCCTGCACAGAAGGACGGGGCGGCTCTGGCAAGCCTTACCGGTGTACAGGTTCGTATCACCAACGGAACATCCCTTAACGGCGTGCAGCGGTTCTACTCTGCGACAGAAGCAACGGACGCGAGCGGAAACTTCGCCACTTACGATGTATCCAGTAGCGTAGCCGCCGCCGCCGATCCTGTGCTAATGCAGGTTTTAACCGCAGCCGGTGACAGCATCACGAGCACTGAGACAGTGGGGCTGATCTGATGGCTTACAACTTAGGCTATGTCAGTACCGACTATAACCTTGGCTACACTGGGGCTTTCACCGCCGGCCCCGCTCTGACTGCTGATGCGTCAACGGAGGAAGGGCTAAACACTAGCCTGTTTTTGACTGGCAACGTGGCCTCTCCAACCGAAGCCCGACTGAACGGCAGCGTGTTGACGCTAACGGATGCAGGGGCAGGGGAATTCACCTTCCCTGCACCTTTGCTGCCCAGTCCAGCCAATGGCATTGTGGCCGTGCTTGAAGTGGACGTGGACGGTTTCACCAAATCCGTCACTATCGGCTACATCAACAGCTTCCCGTACAACCCGATCCACGGCGAGCCAGATAAGCTTTCGGTGCTTTTCGGCATTGCATTGGCCAGCACTCAACCGTATGAGCTGAAAATTACGTCAGAGCCGGACCCGGCTGTCATGACTGTGGACTGGGCTCAGATCGAAGCCGATAACGCCTGGTTGGATGACATTACACCCTACGTAACGCTGGCTGCTGGGCTTGAAAACGGCACCGCATCCGTGGGTATCGAAGTCTACACCACCGAAACCGGTGCGGTTGATGCGTTTACACGGACGATTGAGGATTTGGGGCCAAATGGCACGGTTACGATTGACTTAATCACCGAATCCCGCAACGGGGCAACGATAAGCTTCGGCTATGACCGCACGGACGCTGACGGCTTCAAGTACAGCATTGATCAAGGCGCCACATGGGTTATCACGTCAAGCCCGACAGAGCTTAGCGGCCTAACATCGTCAACGCCTTATGATTATTGGGTTACGGCCTACAACGCCGACGCCAATGGCATCATCACCAAGACATCGTTCACCACTCTGGCTGGAGTGGACACCAAGCCAGACGCCTTCACGGTCATCAATAGGACCGCTGCAGCGCTCTCTACAGATGTCACACCGAATACCGTGATATTCACTGCGGTTACCGTCCGGGGTGTGGATGCGGCAACGGATGTACCCGTGTCCGTATCGGGCGATACCGGCAGCAAATACCGAGTCTCTACTGACGGCGGAAGCACTTGGGGCGCATGGACAACCACTCCAACCAACGTTCGACTGAACTACCAGATTCAGGTACAGCATGACGCTAGTCAAGAATACTCATCTGGAGGCTATGACGGCGTTCGCAGCACAGCGCTGGATGCCGGGACCACTATTGGCACGTTCACCAGTACCACGATTGCTGACACGGTTGCCCCGGTTATATCGCCCCAGGGCGGTAACTTGCAGTGGACTCAGGGAGTGCCTTGGGTAGATCCCGGTTACTCAGCAACCGATAACGCGGACGGCCCAATCCCAGTAGGTGACATTAGCGCAGAGGTGCCGAATGTTAATACGGTTGGCCCGCAGCAGATTGCTTATAGCGCAACAGACCTGTCGGGCAACGTGGGAACGGCATCAAGAACAGTGACCGTAGTGGTTGCGGTGCCGAGCGACACCACGAAGCCAGTCATCACATTGGATGGCGGCAACGTCACACTGACCGAGGGCGAGCCTTGGGTTGAACCGGGCTACAGTGCGTTTGACCTGGTGAGCGGGGTGTTGACTGATTCGGTGAATGTCACCGACACGGTGAATACCGCTGTGCCGGGGCCATACACCGTCACTTACTCGGTAAGCGATGGGGCCGGAAACTCCGCCACTGCAACGCGAACCGTTACTGTGGTGTCGGCTGTAGTGTACCCATTCACCCAATCGGCGCCCGACAGACGCACGACCGTCGCTAATCGTTACAGCATTTACCAGAACGATGGCCGCATTATGATTATGCAGCCCGGCGAGGTTCTGGATTTTGACTACAATTTGACCGATTGGCTGTCTACCGAATCCGACCAGATTGCCACCAGCCAGTATGAAACCTACGAGATTTCACCGGCGCTCACCGTTCTGGGGGTGGGCCAGGTGACCGGCGGTAACCGCATCAAAGTCTGGCTTCGTGCCGGCGACGTGGTTGACGCCGACTCATCCCTAGTTCAGCTATCCGTCACCACCACAGGCGCCCGCCGAGCTGCGTTTCAGTTTCGGGTGCTCATCATTAATCGGATGCAGTAATGGCGCAAACCCGAAACCTAAAGCCCGGGCCGGTGCTGCGGGAAAAGCTGATTCGCTTTGCCGACCTCTATCGCGGCAGCCCAGACCCCAGGCTTCGCGGCAACAAAACGGCTTGCTACATGGCCATCCACCCGCGCTGCAAGAAATATACGTCGGCATCCCCGAAAGCGTGTGAGTACTTCAATCACCCGATTGTTCAGGAGCGGCTGCAGGAAACGCTGGACGTTGTTAGTCGGGAGGCTGACATCACTCAAAAGCGTGTGCTGCAAGAGATTGCCCGCATCGGCCTCTTTGATCCGCGCAAGTTGTTCGATAACACCGGGGCGCCGCTACCTATTACCAAACTGGACGACGATGTGGCGGCAGCAATTTCCGGCATTAAAGTCATGCAGACAGGTGGCGGCGGTGAGGGTGAATCACCTGGTACCGTGATCGAGTACAAGATTGCTGACAAGAACAGCGCCCTTGAAAAGCTGATGAAATACTTGGGGGCTTATGAGAAGGACAATAGCCAGAAAGCCAAGTCTCTCGCCGAACTGCTGACCGAAATCCGCGACAACGAATGAAACGATCTGCGGAGGTGCGGCTGGGGGATGCGTACCTGGCCGCGCTGGCGCAGGGCGAGCTGAACGATAAGGCTCACATCATTGAAGCCTTGGCGGTGAAGTGGTTTCGCATCAACACGCTTTACTACATCAAAGACAAGTCTGGCCGGAAAGTGAAATTTCACCCAAATCAGGCGCAGCGTGAGCGCTACCTGAACGGCCATTCTCGCAACATTATCCTAAAGGCCCGACAGCTGGGCTTTACGACGTTTGAAATGATCGACGCCCTGGATGACTGCCTGTTTACCGACAACTTCAGCGCCGGGTGTATCTGTCATAACCTGGATGACGCAAAGGATATTTTCAGGAACAAGATCACGTTCGCTTACCAACACATTCCCGAATCCTGGCTGGCGCTGTTCGAGCAAATTGGGCTGCGCTTCCCCCGGCCGGTGAGCGACAAAGGCGGATCAGGCGCTTACGTGTTCGACAATGGCTCTAGCATCAACGTCAGCACCAGCTATCGGGGAGGCACACTGCAACGGCTTCATGTGTCGGAGTTCGGAAAGATCTGCAGACAGTACCCGCACAAAGCCCAAGAGATTGTAACCGGTGCGTTTGAGGCGGTGGGCATCGGCAACCAGATCACGCTGGAATCGACGGCAGAGGGCCGGGAAGGCTACTTCTTCGACTACTGCCAGAACGCCCAGAACCTGCAGCAAATGGAAAGGGCGCTGACGGATCTGGATTTCCAGTTCCATTTCTTTCCCTGGTGGCAGGAACCGGCGTATGCGATGGACGCCAAAACCGTTGTGGTGCCGGCCAGATTGCACGAATACTTTGAAGCGCTGGAACACAAGCACGGCATACAGACATCACCGGACCAGCAGGCGTGGTATACCAAAAAAGCTCAAATCCTGCAGGACGACATGCAGCGAGAGTACCCGTCCACCCCCGAAGAAGCCTTTAACCAGTCTGTAGAGGGTGCTTATTACGCCACACAGATGCAGTTTTTGCGCAAAAACAAACGTCTGACCACCGAAGTTCGGCCTAACCCGCAGTTACCGGTCTTTACCGGCTGGGATCTGGGCATGAATGACGCCATGGTGATCTGGTTTGCGCAGGTTGTTGGGCGAGAAGTGCATCTGATCGACTATCTGGAGGGCCAGGGAGAGGGCATCGAGTATTACGCCGACGAACTTAACAAAAAGGGCTACCGCTACGGCGGCCACTACGGCCCGCACGATCTGGCGGTAAGAGAGTTAGGCACTGGACTGTCTCGAACCGATGTGGCTAAGCAGTTTGGTATCAACTTTGAGGTCATTCCGCGGATCAGCAATCAGGCCGAGGGTGTTCAAGCGGTTCGTCAGTTCCTGCCTACGTGCTGGATCAATGAGGAAACTTGCGCTCAAGGCGTCAGCTGTCTCGACAACTACCGCAAGGAGTGGGACGACAAACGCGGCGTGTACAAGGACCGGCCCCGACACGATTGGGCTTCGCACGGAGCCAAAGGGCTTGAAACCCTGGCCAGAGCCAACCTGATAACGCGCATCGCTCATCAAGATTTCGCCAAGAACCGCTCCCCATCAAGGCGCGGCAGCTGGGCAGCACACACTTAGGAGTATCCATGGCCATTCTTGAATCGAACAAACCCGTCAGTTTGACCCAGCGGGAAATTGCCGTGGTGGTCGCTCAGGCTGTTGCAAAAGCGGCGCTACCCATTCCATCCGGCAAGTTCCGCAACGACGTGGACCACATTCAGATTGACCCGATTGTGATCGAGGCCAAGGTGACACAGCCAAAGCCCGGCATCCGTCTGCAGTTTGAGGTGGAGGGCGGCTACGGCGTCACTCTGAACGTCACCCTGAAGGAATTTGAAGCAAGCCCGGTGGCGTATCTCCAAGACCTGTTCAAGCAACTTCACCCCATGCTCAGAAATTGCCAGCGATTGCGCAACAACAAGCGACTGATGAATCAAGCCATGTCCGACATTCTAACGGAAGGGGTTGCGTAA